CATCGCCATTTCCGGGAGGAGAGCCGTCAGCCCCGTAGCCCTGCGTTACCAGCAGGTCCATAAGCGCAAGGGCACGGCGATCGCAGTTGGCGACGTACGTCAGTAGCTCAAAGGCTGTGTTTTCGATCGCGACCTTCGTCGTGATGCGCCGGATGTTCGCCGGATAGTTCGTGTACAGCGGATCACCAGCGAGTAGCCCCACGTTCGAGCCGGCCGCCAAACGGTAGACGTTGAACGGCTGACCAACGACAGCGCCAACGACCCCCAGGCCCTCCTGAATCGCTTCGTCGATTCCGGGCATTGTGCCTAGCCACGGGAGGAAGCTCGACATACAAGCGCTCCCCTATGATAGGTGCGTTAGGCTGAGCCGCCAGCGCTCGATCCTTGTCCGAACATCTGGACGTACGTCTCGCCGCCAATGATGCGGCTAAGTTCCTCGGCGTAATGCCGATAGAGGTTATTGCGAGCGCGAAACTCGCTCATCCGGAACTTGACGCCGGCACCGCCGGCCCCTGACGCACTCTCGAGCCACAAGCTGAGGTTCTGCTGCGCTGGGCCCATGCGTAAGTAGTCGAGCAACGCCACGTAGCCGTACACGGTCTGCTGCACGCCGGTGGGCTGAGTAACGAACGTCGCGTTGATAGGCGACGGCGAGCCCGGATCCTCAACGGCGAGATTTGTGGTTCCGGTCACGGAGCACGAGAGGACGAACGCAGAGCCGGGCGTTCCCATGACGTAGATCTCCGCGAAGTACGGAGGCATAAACTGCGGCGCGAAGAGGTCCGCCGGCATCGTACCGACGCAGACAAAGCCAATGCCGCCTACTTGCGCAGCAATCTTGTTTGCCGCGTTGAGCGCAATGATGTAGAGCGGAGACGAGTCGGTCGGATTGACGGGGTTCGGAGGCAGCGAAAAGTCGGATTCTTGGACCGTGTAGCTCGCGTTGTACGTGCCGCCGCCGGCTACGGTCACCGTGAAATCGAGGACATCGCCAACCGTTGGCATGCCACCGATACGATAGGAGCCGAGTGAGGCTCCCGTGATGAGATACTCCTCGGTTACCTGCATGTTGTTCATGCGGTACTCGAGGTCTTCTCGGTAGAACGTAAAACGCCAGCCGTAGAGCCTGCCAGCTTGTGCGGTGCCAGCGAACGGAGCCCCTAGATGGCTGCGGATAGCAACTTTCTGCTTCTGCGTGAGCATCTAAGGGTCTCCGTTCGGTCTAGCGTACTCCAATGCTAAGCGAGGACTAGAAAGCGCTGGCCGCCTGGAACATGACACCACGCTTGTAGCGCATGTAATCCGACGCTTGAACGAGCGTCGGATTCGAGCTCTTGTCGGTACCCGGCTGGAAGTCGCCGATGTAGTCGTACGCCAGCTTGATGACATCGCCCAGCGTGTCGATCGCTGCGAGGGTGCGGAACTTGATGCGATCAGCGAACCGCGTATCGGCTACGTCGCCGACACTCGCCACGATCGCCGTGGCATCGCGGACGCCCTTGAAGGGATGCTCTGAAATCACATCTTCTCCGAAGACGAAACCGTGACGCAACTGGAACGTGTTGCCGGGTGCCGCGTAGGTCGGAACCTGCGTGGACTCCGTGAACTCCACGCCCCAGCCGGCGGCAATAATGCCGTCACGGAAGACTCGTGAACGATCCCAGTTCGTGGCCGTCGCCTTGCTGAAGCCGTCGTCCTGATACAGTTGCCCGAGCAGCGTGGAGTCGATCGCGCAACCGTACAGCCCGTTCTTCAACTTTGGAATACCACGACGCTTGGCGACGGACACCGCGTACGGAATCATCGCCGTGGGCGCCAGGATGTTGGTTGCGGCCATCGCGGCGGCGGTCATAATCATGGTTCCGCCCGTATTGAGCGGACGCACGACGTACGAGCCGTCTTTCCACACCGGGTTGAGTGCCGCCCCAACGGTCGGGGGATTGGCAGCGAGGGCCGCGGACGGGTCAATGGCAACGATCCGGTCGCCAACCGCCACGGTCACGTCGCCATTGTCAAGCGTCAGCGTACCGCTCTGGCCGAACGAGAAGCCGCCATTCTGCATGTACGACTTGTTCGGAGCATCGATCGTGTACGCGTTGACGTTGGTCAGGTACGTGATGAACCCGGTCGTACCGGAAACGATGGCCACGGGCATTTTGTTCGCCGAAGTGACGGTCTTCGGGGTCCCGTAGTTGGGCAAATCGGTCGCCGAGAACTGAGTGATGAACCCGTTCACGTTGTCAACGGCGACGGTTCCGACTCCGGTTCCGATCGTGTTGATGAACGAATCGCCCGAGTCGTACGCCTGCCAGATGCGCTGAGCGCAAACCAGCTCGAGCGAACTTCCGGCCTTCTGGGCAATCGCAAAGACGTTGTCGAGGTACAGGTCGGCAATGAGCGCTTCCTGGCCCGTGATGTTGGTCGGGATGAACCCAGGCCAACGAGTGAGGGTCGCCGTCCATTGCTCGAACGAGCGAGCATCGGCAGTCATGCCGTTATCCAAGCCGGTATTATCGGCCGGGTTGAGCGGCGTGGTATTCGGCGCGATTAGGGCGCGCCGGGTGAAGGTCTTGGTTTCACCAATGTTGGCGTCGAACCAGTCGCGCGCGTCCACGACTTTTGGTCGGAACACGTAGGTGGGGAGGAGCGACTCACGGATCTTCCGCTCAAGGAAGTGCGGCTGCTCCATGATGTCGATAAGGGCTTGCGAGAAACCGTTCCCGCCGCCAGGATTGATAGGCATAGCAGAAATGCTCCTAAGGAGGTGATTGAGTAGTGAGCCGCTCTATCCAGAAGCGATCTCGCGACCGAATCACCGCATCCGCAGGTGCATTCTGGTCGGTGCGCACGTCCGTGCGCGTTAAAACTTGTTTACTGGTTGCTGGCGCGCGTTAGCGCTGGCGCCGCAAACCCGCTTCGAGCGCAGCGAACTCCGCGTCGGTCATCTTATCCGCGTCTTTGGCGCCCTTGGGACCGCCGGGTTTCGGACGGATGAAACGCCCCGCTTCATCGCGCGCCGTTTCATCGTCATCGTCTTTTTTGAACAGATGCGCTCTGGTGTCGACTACTGAGTCGATCAACGCGTTGAGCTCTTCGTCGTTGACTTCGCCGTCTTCGACCGTAATGACCGACAGATCGAGCGCCGTCGCGATCAGGTCAGCGTCAATCGCGCCCTTCTCTTTGAGGGCGCTGATGACCGCACGCTTGACGAGCGTTTCATCGCGCGCCTTGAGCTGCTGCGCGAACTTCTTGCGCTCGTCCTCAGCCGCCTTATCGCGCTTGGCGAGTTCGCCTTTGAAGGTTTCTTCGATCCCCGCAAGGCGATCCTTAACGGGCTTCTCATCGTCGTCTTGCTGTTTCTTCTTGCGCTCGGCTTCGGCTTTCGCTGCGTCTTCGTCGGCTTTACGCTTGGCGTCGGCATCGCGCAACGCTTTGAGTTCTTTTTCGCGCTCCTCGAGTGTCTCGCGGAACCTCTTAGCCTCTTGTTGCTTATTCTCGATCACCTTTTTGGCGTGATCGTCATAGCCCAGTTCGGCCAGCTTTGTCTTGAGAGCATCTTCGCTCTTGGAAGCGATTAGCGTGTCGAGTTCTTTTTGTTGGTCGGCATCAAGCGTGGGTAGTGGCAACGTAGCCTCCTGCGCATCCGCAGCAGTGAGAGTAGGCCCGGTATCCTCCGGGTTTAGGTGCCTAAGATTCGGCGCGTGGCTTCGGTTGAGTGGCCGAGCTTCTGCTCGACAGCGCGCGCGATTTTCTTGCGCTCCGCCGCGGTCAGACGCGGCTTGGCCTGGTTGAGCCGGGCTGGCGCGTTACGCGCTTGCGCCTTGGTTTTGACTGGAAACTTCCACTTCTTGCCGACCTTGATGGTACCGGCGTCGTGTGAACCATCAGCCATAGCAACGCGCTCCTGGTTTGACTACTGGGACTTTAAGAGGGCCTGCGGCCCGAAGACCACGACGCCGCCAGGGCAGTTCGGACTCACGATCGGATCGCCAGCGGTGTAGTAACCCGCCGGCACTGTGAACTGAATCATCGTGTTGCCGGCGAGGTTGTAGTAGTACTGCCCGTCCGCGTTTATGTAACCAACGACGTACGAAAGCGATTGAAGATTCGCCTTGCTAGTCGCTTCGGTAACCACGATGCCGGCGGTAAACGCGCCATAGACCGAGACAGTGCAAGAATTCGTTCCGGTGAGGTTAATCACCGAGAGCGCATCTCCAGCAGCGTTCAGGTCGAACGCCATGTATTGGGTATTCGGATACCCGAACGGCAAACCGAGGTCGGTCGAAGGGTTCGAGGCCACTTGCGGTGTCGGCGTCGCGGCTGGAGGCGCGAGAGTCGGCGTTGCAGCCGGGGCTGGGATGGAGGCGAAGGGCAAGTTCGTGTGAACCGTTGCGACCGCCGAACCGACGAATGCAGCAACAGCAAAGATCCCAACAAGAAGAAAGCGCTTCATGGTGTTTCCTTTATGAAGTTCAGGGCCCGTCGTCGGGGTCCCCAGGTTGTGGTGCTGGTTGAGGCGGTGCATCACATGAGCCTTTGATGGTCGCGTATGGTTCATGCATCCCGAGATCGTCTGCAAGCTTCGCGCCGACCGCTTCGGGCTTGATGAGTTCCTTCGGCGACTTAATCGATCCGCCGCAGGCGTACTGTAGACCCTCAACGTGCGCGAGCAACTCGGTGCCCTGCAACGTGTCGTCGTTGGGCCATTCGAGGACGTTCTTGCCGTCGTCGGGGATCGCAGCAAAATCGACGCCATGGATGCTGAGCGCACCGACGCGTTGACCGTAGAGCGTCAGCTCGACGAGCTGCAGCAGCCCGGCGTTGCCGTAAGGTCGGCGCTGGCGCCGAACGAGCCGACGCAGCGGCTTGAGACCCTTGTCGATCGCCGTACCGGACGCTGCGCCTTTGAGGTGCTCGGCACGGGACTTCATGCCGCCGAGTACTTCTAACGCGTACTCCCGCAGATCCCGAACGAACTCACGCTCTTCGGTGATACCAGCAGCCGAAGCCTCAAGCAGCTTCGCATCGGCGTTTTTGCCGTGCGCCACGTAGGTCTGCGTCGCGCCGATGACCTGAGCTCCGCTGTCATCGGTTAATGTCGCCGTGCCGCCAGCAGGTTTATCGTATCCGGCCGGCTCGCCGCCGCCATCATCGAGCTCACCCGTACGAATAAAGAGACGCGGATCCGCTGCGTAGCGCAGGCCGCGGCCTGCTTGCGAAAGCGTGTAGTCGATCTCGATGCAGATGTTTCGGACAGGCCACCAAAGCCCGATCCCGTCGATATCATGCGGCCGGCCACCGAGATTCTTGATATAGAGCGCCGGCACGCGGCCTTTGAAGCCGTGACTGACGATGTTGCGCGGGGAGAACTCGATGATCTCACCGCTCTTGTCGTCGTACTTCTCACCGAGGCGAGCGTACAAATCGTCAGGCAGAGGCTTGTAGTCGGCGATATCGTGCGGACCGACGATGTACCGGTACCAAAACGTGTCACTCTTTTGGTTCCGCTCGTCGTCGAGGAGATCCGGCTCTAGCTCCAGTGCCGCCTCTTTGTCGATCGGCATCGTCACGCAGAGCGCTTTGAGCGTGCGCGAGATCGGTGAGACGTAGATCGGCGAGCACCAGCGCCCTGGGAGCACGTCGAAGAACGGTAACCCGTCATCCGACCGCTGCACGACCACGCCGACGGAGCCGACGACGCCGGCTTCGTAGACTTCGACAAGTGTATCGGGCAGCCCGATCGCTTCGATCAGCTCAGTGATGGCCTTCTCGGCCGGATCTACCTGATCGCCCCTTTGAAGGACGCGCACTGATGGGAACTGCTCGTCGCCGAAGAGCTCAGCCAGCGTGTCTTGGGTGATCTCGTAGGCGAGGTTGAAGTCAACCGATGGCCGGCGCTCGCGCATTGGGATGTACTTGCGTCCCGGAACGCTTTCTTTTTCGAACGAATACTTCAGGTCTTCGTACAGCGTTCCGTCGAGCATCCGGTCGAGGGCTTCTAGTTTTCGGAAGCGCGGCGTGCAGCCGTCAGAGAGCTTGAGACCCTCCATCAGCTCGCGAAACGCCACGGTTAGCCTTTCCGATCATCGTTCCAGCGACCAGCCAGCCCAGGTGAACTTCATCCCGGCTTCCATGCGACGTTCGGGGTAGATCATGTAACCCCACGCATCGCTCATGTGCGTTAGCCGCGCCGCGGCGCTTGGCTTCGACTTCTTTTCGATGTCGTTGGTCCCGGCCTTATATTGCACGGCCAGGAAGTCATTAACGAGCACGGGGCACTTCTCGAGGTCGACGAGCGTCCCGAATCCAGCGCCAGCGCGAAACTGAGAGTTGACTTCGTTCACACGGTCACCAACGCTCGGGTTCGAGTCCCGAACCCGGAACTTCACCGAAATCCGCTTCTCAGCCAGCCGAGACTTAACGTACTTCCAGTTCGTTCGAACTGCGCTCTGTGATGAGAGAAGTTGCGAGCGGGCGCCGGCTGAAGCATCCCCGTAAACCGTGACGCCCCACTTCTTTGCGTGCGTCTCGTACCGCTCCAGAAACTCGTCGATGACGTCTTCAACGCCAGCGTCAGGCATAGCGATCTCGTCGATCGCATAGAAGACGCGGCGCTGCCAGTCCGGAACCGGTAATCGCTGCTTTGGCTGCGGGGTTCCAAAGTATTCGACAATCGGCTGCTGCACGAACGCCTGGCCGATAACCGAGCACTGGTAACCAACGTTGAAGTCGAGCGCCCATAAAAGCGGAGCATCACGAAGGCCGATCGCCGGTAACCCCTCGGGCGCAACGCCGTGGATGTCCTGATCAAAGTACCGATAGACGCTGCCGCCGGTCGTCGACCAGTGGCCATCAAGATGAACCGCCCACAGTTCTGGCGGCAGGAGTTTTTCCTGGAGCTCGATGTACTTGTCGCGGCCCGGCCAGAGGAAGTTGTCCCGAACCGAGAACCGCCACCACTTCATCGCGCGCTGCTTCTCAAGCAGGTCGTAGAGCCAATGCCCCTTGGGCACCGGGTTGAAGCTCATCCGCATCATCGGCTTGCAGTCGGACCCGTACGCTAAGAGCGCCTCGGGCGACCCGCAAAGCCGCGACATCACTAGATCAAACCGCTCGCGGCCGCCGTCCCACGTCTGCGGCTCCTCGAGCAGTAGCGTATCCGCTTCGGCCCCAAGGATTCGGTCTTCAATCTCGGCGGAGATAGGTTCGAGCACCGCTCCGCTGCCGAGCCTGACAATTCCATCATTGCTCAGATAGCGAAAATCGACGCCGTACTTATCGAGCATCCCGACAAACGTCCGCAGAAAGCCGCGCTTGAGTTGCGGTAGATCGCCGCCGACGACGTAATGCCGCCCCTTCGGGAACTCCTCAAGCCGATCGTGCATCCAATCGGCAAACGTCCGGGACTTGCCAGCGCGCCAGCCGCCGCACGCCGCTCCCAACTGCTCATAGCACGACAGGACCTCGCCCTGCAACGGCAACACTTCTGAAACGAACACGCGCAGCTACGCCGTCTTCGCCGGCTCGACAACAACGACGTACTTCTTGCCGCGATCGTCTTCGCTGGCCGATTCGATGCTCGGTTGCCCTGGCTTCTTGCCATACACCGTACGGGCCACCTCAAGGGCTTGCCGCCCGGATTCCGTCGCCAGGCGAATCGTTTCGAACTTCCCGCGCAAACTCTTGAACGTCGTCGAACGTAACTCGCGGATGCCCTCGGCGCAGACGGTGACCATTTCGTCCACCAGCCCAACGTGCGCATCGAGCCCCGCCGCGCCCGGCTGACTGACCTGCGGAACTTCAGGAACTTCAGAGCGCTTCGATTGAAGTTTCCGGCCTGAAGTCTTTCCGCCCTCGATGACGTGAAGTTGTGTCTTGGCGTCCTGGAGCTGCTCTTCGAGTTGCTCGACGATTTCTTCGGGCGCCGGCTGCGCCGCTTCGCGCTCTTCCTTCCAGCCGCCCTTGGCGATGAGCGTATAGATCGTGCGCTCAGAGACATTGAACCGCTGCGCGCAATCCTTCGGCGTGACCTTTGCATCGCTGAAGTAGAACTCGCGGACGGCTTCACGATCGACGTTGCGACGGCCGCCTTTGCTCCTGTCAGCCATGTCGGTTTACTCTCTCCCGGCATCCGCACGGAAGCTCCTAGGTGTGGTGCCGCCGACTGTGACGCTTTCGCGCTCGCTCGCTCGGCGAGTCGTGACCGCACGTCGGGCAAATGAACTGCGCGACCTCCACTAGTGCCTCTTCAGCCGTATCCTCGGCCTGTGGCGCTCTATCGGGGTCACGCTTGGAGTAGAGCTGCCAATCGTCTCCGAACGGCATCTAACGGGTCGCCGTGACGAGTTGCAAGCTCTTCTTTTCTACTCGTGCGGGCCAGCAAACGCGTCTGGCACCCGCGATGGCGCCGACAAAGCGGAGGGCGATTCGGCGGGAACCACCTTGGCTGCTGCGATCCGCTCGCGAGCTATCCGCTCACGCTCCACTAATGGTAGATCGGGATACTCTTGCGTCACACGCCCGATTTCGGCGAGTTCTTCTTTGTAGGCCCCTTCATTGTGTA